CTCAGAGTATTTTAACGGCTCTAAAAGCGCGTTATGGACTGGCGAAGGTTCATATATGCCCGACGAAGATGAAGCGTTTAATCACTATCGCCGTGACTTTGAGATGGGTATTCATCCTGAGTTGTATGCATACCTTAACGCACGCGGCTGGCATTGTGAGTGGTATGACGGCGGCACAATTTTAATCTATAAAAACTAAGGAGACTAATATGGGAACAAGAGCAGTTTATACATTCAAAGATGAGAGCGGTTCATACAGCGTTTACAAGCACTACGATGGTTATCCTGAAGGTGAGGGCGGCGGCTTTGGAGCTTACGGCTTTATCAAGGCCGCTAAAGCTTATGCCTGGGAACTTCCACGATTCGATGCATCAGAGTTCGCAGCAGCATTCATCGCAGCAAATAAGACTCAAGCAGGCGGTGACGTATATCTTACTTATGGCCACGAAGAACACGGCGACCTTGAGTATAGATATGAAATATCAGCAGATAAAGACAAGCTTATAGTTAAAGTATTTAAAGGAGAAGATTACGACGAAGATTCACGCAAGCAAATATATTCACCACACGGGGAGGTAATACTATGATTTCAACTAAAGATATTAAGAAGGGCATGCCAATCAAACTTAAAAGTGGTTGGTGTGCTGTGATGATGGATAACAAGCGCGGTAACATTCGCATGGCTGAAGTAGACGGCATATTCAAAGAGATTGGCAGCATCTATGCATCCGAGATCATTGAAGCGTTTGTAGACGGTAAATGGCAGCACGTAACTCACTCAATGCGCAAGGGCCACGCTGAGATACCTAACTTCTTATATGGAGGGTTTTAATATGGCCCAGCCAACGCTTCCAGAGCTTATAGAAGCCCTTAAAAAGATAGATAAGATAGTTATAGTCAAAGTAGGGGGAAAATAAGAATTAGGGCCTTAAATGGCCCTTTTTTTTGATAGCAATATCCGTGCCAGCTATATAAAAATAATTGAAAATATTTACATTAAAGTATTGCAATTCAGTCCATTTTAATTCAATATTACATCTACGGACACATTGATCCGCATAACTCTAAGGAGACAGTAAAATGGCAGCAAAAAGATATATAGTTAGATTGTTTGGTTTAGGTGGCGAATTAGCTATGACTACATCAGAAAACCCATGGCATCCAAATACATGGTCCACAGAACGTGGTGACCTTGTGCAAGTATATGACAGCTTGGAAGACGACTTTCTTCCTGACTACTACATTCAAAGAGATGGTGAATAATGTTTAACTCAGAAGAATTTATTAATCAAATATCAGCCGAGATACCGAAAGACTCGGCTGACGAGCTTCACATTCTAGTTGAAGACGTTATAGGATGGGTAGGCAAGACTTTAGAAGATTTAAACGGTTACAGCACTAAAGATTTATGCCGTTACTTCATTGAAGCAGCTCAGTACAGAATCGATGATGACCGTAACACGATGAAAGAACTTAGATGTTTCGAGCAGTTGCTTGCTTTTTTTAAAGAAGAGCTAGACAAAATTGATGACTTTATTTTATCAAACAGGAGAGACTAACATGGAACAAAACGACTTAGAATTCTTAAAACAATACATCGAGAGCCGTGCTAAGCACGGTTACTCTGATGAAGAGTTATTTGAGATGCAAGCATCATTCGGCCCAGACGAAGAAGTTGTTGACATCTTTACTGGCAAAACAATCAACATCTGGGGATCAAAATGATTAAAGACATATTGCATTTTGGTAAGTGGAAGACGATGCATAGCATCTGGGATCGCATGAAGATGTATAAGTACACGCATCCAAAGATGATTAAATTTGCTAAGATAGCTATTGTTGTGATTGGCGTGTTTATGTTGATCAATCACTTAGTAAACAAACATCACGGTAGATAACTTGCATTCAATCGTTAATCTGTTAATATCTCATATAGATCACTTAGACATGATCTTGTTGCTGGTGCCATTAGTTTTGTTGTTACTAATGGTGCTGGTAGCAATCATTCAAGTTGAAATAGAATTATATAAAACCCACAAGAAACCCAAACGAAACCTACCAAAAACCTAGCAGGTTATTTTCGCGCAATGAAATAAAATTTTCGCGGAAGAACTTCAAACAATAAACTCTAGTAACAAAATATCATTTACTTGTATACATTTAGCTAATTCACGATTACTATTGGCTGCTATGAGTGAATCAGTAAAGAAGAACGGTAGGCCATCTAAATATACGAGAGAGCTTGCCATCGATATATGCGATAGAATCAGTAATGGTGAATCGCTAGCATCGATCACGAAAGAGGACGGATATCCGCACAAGTCGACGGTGTACGAGTGGCTGTTGGATCGCCCTGATTTTCGCGACCTTTACACGCGCGCACGCGAGGACCAAGCTGACACGTTGGCAGACGAAATCCAGAAGATCGCGGACGAAGAGCCGATGTATCTGTTTGATGACAAAGGTAACAAACGCGTCGATAACGGTTACGTGTCATGGATCAAGCATAAGACAGACACACGCAAGTGGATCGCGTCCAAGTTGAAGCCGCAGAAGTATGGTGACCGCATTGGTGTTGAAGGCGTGAAGGACGGCGAGCCAGTAAAGATGGAAGTCACTGCATTGTTTGATGCGATTGTAGACAACTTAGAACTTACCAGACAAAACGAAGATGAATAACAACTGCGACGTAAAAGATTGTTTGTTATGCGCTCTTGGTCACGCACATAAGCATATGACGCTGAATGATCTCGTTAAGCACTTAACTGATTGCGTTAAAGATAATGACGAGCTACTCACAAGATTAGATAAAGCACCGTGTGTGGATGCAGACAAGATTTACACAGGCGCTAACTTTGATGCAGCTCACGAATACGAGTTGAATAAAAGCACTGGCGAAGTTCAGCGCAAGACATGAACAACTTAGCATCCGTACTTAAAGACGCGGATACTAAACGACAGTTCGCATCAATGCCGCTAGATAAGCAAAAGGCTTACGTGTGGCGCATGAACTGGCTAATGAAAGCACATAAGCATCAAGTGCTGCCACCTGGTGACTGGGCGATCTGGTTACTGCTTGGTGGTCGAGGTGCAGGTAAGACAAGAACGGCAGCCGAGCAGATAGCTTGGTGGGCCTACAGTCAACCGAAGACACGCTGGCTAGTGTCAGCACCAACTGCGATGGACGTGCGTGGAACGTGCTTTGAAGGTGACTCAGGCTTATTGACGATCATGCCAGCCGAGATGATCGCAGAGTATAACAAGTCGCTGCTTGAGATTAAGCTGACTAACGGATCATTGATCAAGGGTATCTCAGCATCAGAACCTGATCGCTTCCGAGGTGGACAATATCACGGCGCGTGGTTAGACGAGTTAGCAGCATGGGATTACTTACAAGACGCCTGGGACATGATCATGTTATCAGTGCGGCTAGGACAGCAGACAAGGATCATAGCGTCAACAACGCCACGACCTAAAGACTTAGTAGTAGATTTAGTAGGACGAGCGCAGGATGGCTCAGGTGAAGTTGTAATGACTACCGCGTCAACATACGCGAACATTGCTAACTTAGCACCAAGCTTCCAGCAACAGATCCTACAGTACGAAGGAACGAAGCTAGGCCGACAAGAGATCTATGCTGAGCTGATCGATCCAGAAGAAGGCGGCATAGTTAAACGTAACATGTTTAAGCTCTGGCCACATGGTAAAGCGTTTCCTAAGTTCGAGTACATCATACAAAGCTATGATTGTGCTTACACTGAGAAGACGATCAACGATCCGACAGCTTGCTTAGTGTTTGGATTGTTTAAGCCAATGGACGGACCGATGTCAGTGATGTTGATAGACGCGTGGCAGGATCATATGCAATACCCTGACTTGCGCAAGAAGGTAAGAGAGGAATACGAGGTAAGCTATGGAGCTGACAGTGAGAATGACACAGGCGAATTTGTCAAGGGTAAGCGCGTTGATCTCATACTTGTCGAGGACAAGGCAGCTGGAATCAGTCTTGTACAAGATATGCAACGGGCGCATCTACCAGTGCGAGCTTACAACCCAGGGAAAGCGGATAAGGTGCAAAGACTATCGATTGTTGCAAACATTATTGCACATGGCCGCGTCTGGATCCCAGAGTCCAACAACAACAAGGGATACGTTAGGGATTGGGCAGAAGGCTTCGTGTCTCAGATATGTGCGTTCCCTGAAGCAACGCATGATGACTATGTGGATGCGTGTACGCAAGCACTAAGATACTTTAGAGACGCTGGCCTATTAAGTATAGATCCAGCACCGAGTGAAGACGATTACTATGCTGACGAAGAACCACAAGCACGTGTGAATCCTTATGCGATATAGAAGAAGAATACACGAACACACACGTAAGGTTAGAAGCTTAAGAAGTAGACGTGGCACAGTTAGATACTGGTATAAGGATTGTCAAGAGTGGCAAATATAAAGTCACCGTGCAAGAGCGTATGCCAACTTATACCTGGCACAGAAACATGTAAGGCATGTAAGCGAACAGTAGAAGAGATAACAAACTGGTATGACTACACACCAGCACAACGCAAAGCTGTAGTAAAACGCATCAAGGATCTAAATGGGCGTAACAAATAAACTATTGCAAGAGATTACAGAAGCAGCAGCTAAAGGGCTTGAGCGTAAAGCAGTTGAAGTTGCAGCGCGTGATCCTGTATTACCTCCTCCATTACCGCGTGCCAAACCATACACAGACGAACAGTTACGCTCGTTTGCTGAACGCATGGCACCACAAGTCAATGGTGAATTCGTGCGTCTTGATCCTACTACATCAAAAAACCCTGCTGACTTATCTTACAAAGTGTGGAAGAGACAACAAGAATTGCAACACACTATCGTGCCAACACGCGAAGTACAATCTACCGTACCATACGATCCAGCTAAGTGGGAAGGCCACGTGCTTTCTTCTATCGTAGGCGATCCTACCATCGGCGATAAAGAGATCATCGACATTAATGGCAAGAAGCTTGTTGTTCCATCTAAACAAGAAGCAGGATCACTATACGGATTAGGCGAGCCAAAAGATGCTTGGGCATCAACAAAGAACGCCGCTAAAACTATCCAGGGCAGGATTATAGATACGAGCAACATATATAACGCTCCAGTGTTAGGCGTATACACTAAAGGCGGATCAGGATCTTATTCGTATGCGCATCACATTAACGATGCATTGCTTAAAAACATATACAGCAACCTTGATCAGATGACGCCTAAACAAATTCAAGCATTCAATACACTCATACGTAATCACACACCAGAGTTTGCTGGCATTGAAAATCTTGAAGCATCGCTTAATCAATTCAAAACAAATCCTGAGTTGCGCAAAAAGTTTTACGCGGAAGCTATCAAGCCAACTAACTCAGCAACAATGAACATACCTAACGGATCAGATGTAGTACACGCCGCACTTGAACCTGATTTACGTTACTTAGAGTCAGGCGCTACAGGCCACTCCATTATGCAGCTAGATCCAAGTCAAACTACATTGCAGCCAGCAACGCATACAACTTACACAAATAGAATACCAAGACTTGAAAATACGCCAGTGATGCAATCAAGCACACCAATACCATATCAACTTCAATATCCTGATCAAATGCAAGCGATCATGAATAACCCAAGACAAGCACCGCAACCATTCGGCACAATTTCAATGGGCGGCGCATCACAAATCAATGACGCTCAACACGTAGATCAAATAAGCAAGTACTTGCAATTCATGAAAGAACTTACTGGACGCGCTAAGGGCGGATCAATACACATGGGTGCAGGCGGTTCATTAGCTGAAGCTATTGTTAAAGGCGTAGAAGAATCAGCAGGTAAAGCAGTTGCACCAAAAGTTAATCGTATAGACATGCACTTTAAAGATGTAACTAAACGCGTGCCTGAATTATCAAAAGGATTCCAGCAATTAACTACTGGAGAAATAACACCAGCAGGTTATGAAGCTCTTGTGAATCAATACAAGCCAGTAACACCATTTAGCTTTGTACCAAAACCAGCAACACCAGAAGAAGCTATTGGTGCGCTAAAAGAAAATCAAAAAGGTTTATACGGCGTTCCTTCACAAATACTACAAGAAGGCCATCCAGTAGGATTACGTTTAGACATTCCTGCATACACTAACAAAGGCGTATGGGTTCCAACTATACACGAACAAATATCTGGTCACGGCGCTGGCCCACTCATCGGACATGAAAGCGTAGCTCACGTTACTGATCCAACATTCGGCATGTCACAAAAGGCAGCCGCATCAATCGCTGGTGGCAATCCTAAAGGCACGATAGCAACTATCAAAGGCAACTGGAAGCCAACCACGCCAGATGAAACTGTAGCAAAAGCCACAGAGATTATGAATGATCCTGAGTGGATACAAGTTGGTATGGATCCAGAGCGTCACTCTCATTTTTATGATAGAGCAACAATGGAACCAGTAGTCGCTGGCAAAGAAGCAATACAAGTTGGCCCAGCAGTATTCGTAAAGAATCCAACATACGGAAAAAAAGAAGACTTCTTATACAAAGATGGTGGCCGCGCTTATGCACAAGGCGGTGGCGTACATATGGCTGATGGCGGATCTAACATGCAACAAAATGCTGTTGATCCTATTACTGCTTACTTTATGCAAAACATTAATCCAACTAATTTGGATATGATGCCATCACCTAGCTCATCATACATTCCACAAAAAATTACACCAAGCCCAAGCCAAGCAACGTTTAACAAAGTATCAGGCATTAGTCCAGTTACAAACATTATTAAAGAAGTTACAGGCGGTATACAAAATGGCGTGCAAAATCAGTTGCCAACAGATATACAGAATGCTTATAAAAACGGACCACAATCAATTAGTGACATAGGCATACGTGCAGCTAATTCACTTGCTGGATTCCCAATGGATATTGCTAATAGCTTAGGTTATGGCAATCCATCATCACCATACAACAACAATGTAGTTCCAAGTCAATCACAACTTAACTACAATATGCCTGCAAAAAAACCAGCTCCATTAACTACAGAAGCGTTTAATGAAGCAACCATGCCGTTACAGTCAGGCAATAGCTATCCTGCATTAGAAACTGCCGCAGCATCTA